CTTCTTCCTTTGCTTTTTTATCAAAGGTTGTTTTGACGCCAAAGAACTTATCTTCCGCAGAGGTTTCTTCTACAAACAAATCGTTTTGATCTTCGCTCATGCCTTCACAATCCCCCTTGGATCTCCGACCACAGCTTCTACGCTGTCGTCGTTAATCAAACGAAACTCCTTGCCGTGTACCTTGAATCGCGTACCGGAGTACGAACGCATCAAAATAAAGTCGCCCTCTTTGCAGTAGGGACCGTTAGGGAATCGCGTGGGATCTGAATAGCAATCTGGACCCATTGAGATAACCATACCTACAATAGATCCAATCTCTTCATCGTGTAGCGTTTTATATGCTTTTACGATGCCGCCCTCAAACTCTTTCTTGGGCTCTGGCAGAGCAATCAAGACCTTGTAGCCTCGTGGCTCTGGAAGCTGGGTCGCCTTTTGAGCTTCCTCTTCACTCATACTCACCTCGCACTGGGTAACGCCCAGAGTCGTTGCACTAGGAAAACGCCTAGAGTCGTTGCACCAGAAATGCGTCTGGAGTCGCTAGTCTTGATACCGGGCTTCTATGTCCAGTATCTCTCGCTCGGCTATCGCCAAACCTTTAATGATCCCACAGCACTGGGTGTAGTCTGCGTGATCGTTGCAAGCACCGCCGCTAATGTGATCAGAGATATCATTCATGTGCTCTCTAATCTTAGATCGTAAGTACTCGGTAACCGTTGATTCTTCAAGGCTCATTTATTACCCATTAAATCCTTAGCAATGTCAACACCCAGTTTAGCACCAGCTATCTGCTCTTGGGAAGCTATTCGATCCGACTCTAATTGCTCTTGAGTATTGTCTTTAGCTATTTGAGCACCAATCTTTGCTGTCTGTATCTGTCGATCCTGATCAAGGCGTTGCTGATCGAGCTGTGCTTTAGCCATAGACTTCTGCATATCCAGCTGTATTCGAGCCATTTCAGCCTGAGCCTTACGCTGTATGTCAGCCTGCTTGATCTGAAGCTCTTGCATCTGTATCTGGATCAACGGATCCTGCATTTGCTTCTGAGCCTGCTCCATCTGCTGTTCGCGTTGCGCCTTACCGGACAGCTGAGCCGCCGCAGGTGCAACCAACTGAGAAATGCGGTACTCGATATCTTCTGGCAATGGCTCATCAGGCGGTGGTAATGGCACACCCAGCTCTTTTTCCACGCTCTGCCGGTACTTGAATGCCAAGTGCTCTTGAACGTGGGCCGCAAGCTCTGCCTGTGCCTTCTTCGCGTTTGGACTCTTGGCCATAACCTCCATGACCTGCGGATCTTGCAACAAACTCATGTGAGTCTGTATGTGAGCCTCGTGATCTTGGTAGATAAACGCCTTAACCGGCTTGCCGTTGAGTAAATTCATGTTCTCACTGACCGGATCAGTCGGCGTCATGTCCGCATCAGTCGGCACTATCTTATCAGCGTCACGAATACCCAAGACTTCTAGCATTTGACGGTGCAATAGTGGTAAATCGTACATTTCTGGGGCTTGTGCCGCCAGCTGTAGCGCCGCTTGGTACTGCATAATGCGCTGTGCCATCGTTCCTGCGTTAGGATCGCTAACGGGGATGATGTCAACGCGGTCATCGAAGTCTTCTGGCAGGATTTGCTCGCCCTTAGTGGCGTATGGGTACTGATCTGGCCCAAAATCCCGCACAATGTGCGTTAGAATGCGTAATTCAACACGCATTGAGGCATGCAAACGCGCCTGAATCGCGCTCATTACCTTCATTGCCCGCTCTAACAGCGCAAGAGTCGTGCCAACGGGCGCTTCTGCGTTCATATCGGCGGCTTTAACGTCGCCTGCCGACGCAAATCGGCGTCCTTCCTCTACAATATCGCCCATCAACTGGTATAAAACGTTGCTTGGCTCTTTATAGGGCAAGAAACTAATGTTATCTCGGATAGTTCCACCCGGAACATCCACATCTCGGAACTCTCCGGGCATAATCGGGGTGTCATCACCCTTAATTCGTAGCCCTCTGGACTTCAAACCACCCGGTAGGTTGGACAAAGTGCCCGCATCCACCAGCTGTCGGAGCAATGACGTAGCAGATTTGGCCAATCCGCCGATCATGTGGATCAATCCGAAGCCATAAAACCCTAATCCGGGCATGTACTGATAGTGAACGAAGTGCTCACGCTTTAATTTCTTTGGATCTTCCTCATACCAGTTACGTCTTATCGACAAAATAGTACGCGATGACTGATCAATAGTAACAACGTAGGGCAGTGCAATGCCTGTAGGCTCTCCGCCCTCGGTATCCTCGAATCCATCGAGGTCTAAGTTGACGTGCATCTCAAGCAGAGTGTGCCGATCATCGTAGTCATAACTACTCGAGTCGCCTGTTAGCTCATTGTACTTGCGCTCAACAGGGTCAACGTCAGGCGCTGGACTTGGCAAGTCCACATCCACAAAGAATCCAGACACCTGCAACTTGCGGATGTCGTTACTGCTCTTCTTCATGACGTGGGTGGATCGCTCGCACGTCGTTAAATCAGACGCGCCATAACTAACCACAAAGTCTTCCGCAGGAACAAACATACTGCAAGGCCGACCCAGATTAGGATCGTAGTAAACCTTACGGAATGCACTACCCGCCAAGGGCAGAGAGAACAGCATCTTCTCGGTCTCAGACCGATACTCTGTCATTTTCTCAGTCAGAAGATAGTTAAGGTAATCCTGAACTCTTTCTGCTTGCCGCTCTTTGTCAGAATCAACAGTGCCAACAATAGATGTTTTAACTGGACCACTAGCGGGAAATATTTCTTGGATGGATTGCGACTGGAATCGGATAACTGATTCTGTCAGCAGAGGGTGGAATACACCACACGCGCCATCCCAAGGGGTAGTTCGGTCTTCATGCTTTAGGCCAAGAAGGTCGAGACCTTTAACATACGACCTCTCCCAGTCAGCCCGGCTCTCTTTATCAGAGCGAAATGAACCAACAAGCTCGGAGGCAAGAGCATCAAGATCGCGATTATCAATCGCTTCTGCCAAGTTATCATCATGACCCAGCCCCATCATCTCGCCCATATCGGGATCGAAGTCGATCAGCATTCCACCATCAGGCGTGTTAATGCCTACCTGCTCAGGATTAACAATCTCAACTTCGATTTGTTCGCCTTCTTCTAAAGGCTCACCCATCAGGGCGCGATCAATAGCCATTAGCCGTTCTTACGAAATGTTTGCTGACGAGCCGCACCACAACCGCGAGCCTTAGTAGCGCCGCCCATTGCCATGCCTTTTGACTTCATTTTTCCACCAGCGGCCATGCCCTTTGGCTTCATCGTTTTTCCGCCCTTGAAGTAACCCTTGGTCTTGGCGACCATGCCACCTCCGGCCATCTTGCCTTCGCCATCAGCCGCAAAAAACGGAACCATCTTCCCGTCCTTCTCTACCATAGGTAGCTTGCCGCCTTTCTTCATACCCTTAGACTTCATCTTGCCACCGGCCATGTAGCCTTTACTTTTCATCTTCATCGGGATCTCCTGCATACATGTTGTCGAACACCTGATTCACATCGAGCGTGTAATCAAGGTCTGACTTGCTGTAGTGAATGTGTTGCGAGGGACGGAAGTCCGGTGCCCCTTCGCCTGTCTCAAACCATGCAGGATGTGTTACCCGCACTCTATTATTAGGTAGCGCAACGATGTTGCCCGTCCACGGACCTGCATCGAGTAGCTCTAACACATGACTCTGCTTATGCTGTGCCGGGTCATCTGCTATTTCATTTTCCGCATAGTCCACCGTGAAGTAATACTTAGCAGGAAAAAGCTTTCCGTCTATCTTCGCCAGCCAAGGACAAGGTGTCGCTCTGTCCAGTTTGTGGACCGAGTGATGATGAGAGCTACAGTCCCAAGGTTGTGCCGCCCACACGGGCATTGGGTGCGGCCACTCATCGTAAGGCGTGTCTGCCACTAGTGCAGTGATTGGCATTCTTGCCCACATCGCACCGCCGTGAACATTAGGCTCGTCGCTGTCGTAAGTATCAGCGCCTGTCAAGATAACCTGAAAGCTTAGACAGCGTGTTGGCATGGTCGTCACAGCTATAGCTATGGCATGCAGGAACTCGCCGTGATACGCCGTATGGTTGTGGGTATACTCGCGTCTTACCCAGCACTTAAAGTGCGGTATGTTGCTTTGCAGGTAAGCCATTAGTCGTCCTTGTAAAAGGTTTTTTCCCACTCAGCATGACGCTTGATGGGTTCCTTAAAGTAACGCATGTAACGTGCCATATAAACCACAAAGTGATTTATCCAGCTTAACGGCCAAGGCAACGGTCGCATATAATCCAAAAACAAAACAACTCGATCTTTGCTTGTGCTGTTTACGGCGAAGTGTTCGTAGGTGTCATCAAAAACAACACACTGGCCCTCCTTCCATCGGTACTCTTTTTTGTTAACAACCAGAGCACAGCCGTTTCCCTCTGTAGGGATATCTATTCCTAGATGAATTCTTAATACGCCACACCACGGACCCTCATGTGGCATTAGCATTTTGTTCGGCCCAATCACTGAGAAGTATGCCGATACGATATTAGGATCGGAATCCAGTATCTGCATGGTCTTAGGGAACTGCTCGCAGTTCTTTTCAAACCGTATCTTCCCAGCCTTCAGAAAAAACATCTTCCACTTGTCATCATTGGAGATGTATATCTGATCCGGGCTTATGTCTTGGAATGGCGCAAAATCTTTAATCCGATCCCGCATAAGCTCAAACTCATCGCGGATCAACCAGTACCTAGACTCTAGTGTGTTAGTGATTGGGAAATA